GACTTCCGAATTACACAAAACCCCAATAAGGTTTATGACGCGGCTGCTGTCGGTGTATTCATAAATGGTACAAGTCGCGATGTGGGTATAGGTACAGATGCACCTCGTGGTGCTCTCGAAGTTGTGGGAAATGTTGTGATTGGACAACAACTCTCATTTTCTGGACTTTCAGGTGACGAGTTTGGTAATACCCACATTATTGAGAGAAGATACAGTGAAGATTATTCGAGAACCGAGTTACTCCTCTTTAAGGGTAACGAAGCTTCTTCTGTTGATACGGGCCCAGATAGAATTAGACATATCGCCGGCGAACACGTTTTCCAAACATACACATCTTCTGGTGAAACCCTATATGGATCAAGTGAAATTTTGGAAACTATGGATGGTCAAACAGATAAAGCCCTCGTTATTTGTGATAATGGGATTGTGGTTGTTGGTGGACAACGCGGAGATGCGAATGGAAGAGGTCCAAATACTAAACTAGTCGTTAATGGTGATCTCGAGTTTTCTGGTGGGGGATCGTTTTCATTAACGGGCTTTGAATTATCTACAACTACGGGAGCTTCAAGTCGTAATATTATTAGAAGCCTTTTAAATGGTTCCACTCGCCGCCCTCTCACATTCGTACACGAGATTGACTCTAGTAATGATGATGAGTTCGCTCGTTTCGATGAACAAGGTAAACTTGGTTTTGGTACGGATTCACCGACTGCAAATGTTCACATTTATGACACTACACTGGAAAGTATAGACCTTCTGAAACTTGAAAGTAACGGTGATGATAAAGAAACTGGTTTGCTCCTCTACACAAATGACGGTGAAGGTGCATCTATTCGCGGCTTCAGCAATGCTGCGAATGGTACAACCGGGTTTGTCATGGGTGTTGCCAATAATAGTACAATAACCAATTGTATGCATCTTATTCATACGAGTAATGTGGGTATAGGTACACATAGTCCAGCCTCAAAATTCCATGTATATGATGGTATCCCAAGGGTAGAGAGTTCTTCTTCAAGTGCGATAATAGATCTTGTAACAACTGCTGGCACTTCTAACATTTATGCTGATACAACTGGTAATGTATATATTCAGCCTACAACACCTTTAAAAACAACATTTATTAACAGTATTGTTGATATTACGGGTGATTTAAGTGTTGATGGTACTATTGATTTTACAAATATTGGTGTAAATCTTGGAGGTGCTGTACCAGAAGCAGATATTCATACAGGTGGTGGTGTTATAACAAGCTCTAGTGAAGTTTCACGGAAAACATACGCTAAAACGTTCAGTATTGGAGAGGGTGATGCAAAAGATATTCAGATAATATTTGATAAAGGTGCATTCTTCGCAAAAATTGTTGCTATGTTGAGAAGAACAGATGGGTCCACCGTAGAAGACTTAAATACAATGATTCTTGAAGTTCATGGTGGGACAGGGGATGCGTCTAATCCAAGTTTAGATGTGGCGGTTGGTACCAAAAATGTTTTCGGTGGTACAAACAGTTATCCATGGAGTTCGGTTGTAACTACAGGACAACGAGGTATAAGTATAGTTCCATATAACGTAGATTCTTCAAGAATATACAACTATGACATATCCATAGAACTCATGTCTTCATGTGGTGGAAAAGTTACAAAAATAACACGGAATCTCACAATCCCTGGAAATTTGGATACCGGTACAGGTGGTCAGTCGGAAGTTACAACTTTTGACTATTAATTTTACCAGGTTGGGGAAAACCCAATGGTAGAATTAGTAAATAATTTACGCCCTGATGGAATCAGAGACGGCTAAGAAGAGGACGCCGACAATGAAAGCCATGACGACGTAATTACATTCAGTTTCCTCGAGGCCAGTTAGGGGCTTTGCTTCTTCACCCCTGGGTTTAACAACAGGTTGTTGTTGTCTGACCGGAGGTTCAAGTTCCTCCAAAGGACAGTAGCCTATCATTTATACTGTACTTAGAGATTAATTTCAGTCTTCTTCTTCTTGCGACCTCTCTTAGACTTGGTACCTTCAACATTCACTTCCTTCACTTCACCTCCAGTAGATTCTCCTGAAATGGAGACAATGTCAGACACGTCATCATCGTCTTGTTCTGTGACTGGTAGCTGCACTGTCGTGTTCATTGGTGGTGGTGGTGGCATCATGACACCACCCATCAAGCTTGAGATGTCAATACCAGGACCCTGCATCTCATATTGGCCAGTACCACCCACTGGAGCCGCATCAGCTGGACCAGATGGCGCACGAGTGGTATTTTGAACAGCGGACATCATATTCTTGACGAGATCTGGATTTTGCTTCAAGACATCATTCATATTGGGGAGCGCACTCTTAAACATGGAGTTTGTAAGATGGAACATCATTGCTGAACCACCCAACATCATGATGAGCTTGACTTCTGGAGCAACATTGACCTTGGAACGGTACTTTACATACAGTTCTTCAAAGACACCATCATAGTCATCCACATTCTCCATCACAGATTCAGACCAACCCTCGAGTTGAATTTCGAAGGGATTGTACCGTTTATTGAGGAACTCGAGACCCGTGACACAGGCGACTAACATACGCCGAGAGAAGCGAATAGACTGTTCAACATCAATACTATAGGTAATTCTCTTGACTTCTGTTCGGAGATCTTCAACATTAGAATATGCATTGAGTCTCTTGTTCACGGCAAACCCCTTCTTCTCAAGGCGGCCCAATTTATTAAGGAGATCACTCCTCTCTTCATCAATGGAACTATAGCCCTTTGAAGGTTGATCCTCTTGAGGAGCAGGGCCATCGTCGGCGTCATCAAAAAACATTTGTTCATCTTCGCCATAGTCAATCTCTTCATCTTCTTGAGGAGGTGACGGAGCCGATTGTTTGTTTGGATTCACAAAGGCATCCATGGCTTCTTGTTGTTGTGGAGGTGGTGGGCGACGCACCTGCTGTGGTTGAGGTCGTCGGACAGGCTGAGGACGCGAGGTTGAAATCTCAATTTCATCCATCAGGGCCTGTTCGTCGGCGTCCAGTTTCATCACGTGGGTGCTTCCGCGATCTAAGACAATTTCTTCGTCCATCTACTCTCTAATAGGAAACTATTCAATAACCTTTAACGCACTTTAGAAAAAATATATATGTACATTATAAATGCTCAACCTTAACCGTGCTAACCGAAATGCCATCATGTCCATTGTTGCCTTGATCGCTCTGATCTTTGTGCTCGGTATGTTGAAAAACACCAGCAAGTACCAACCCAGACCAATTACCATTAAGGCGATCAATGAAAAGTCTATCTTTGACTTGGAACACCGTCTTGAATGCGCCCCCGGTCACACCAGCGAGGGGAGTACCTACACAAAGAGTCTCACACCAGGTGGTGTCTGTGGCTCCGAAAAGCTTGTCGCGGAACAAGCGGGCTATGAGATTGAGGACGGAATCGGTGGATCTTTAATCTAAGCTAATACTAAATGGCTTTGGTTACCTCGCCCCAGACTATTCCAGATCTTGACTATGAGTATCACACCATAACCGTTGACACGATTGGACAAGACAGTGCGAACACTTTTACTTGCCACCTTCAGCAACCCCTAAAAAATGTGGTTCAGGCGAGACTCCTTGCGGCTCACATTCATTCAACCGATGCGACCGAACATTGCTATGTCTCAGTTGAAGAATTGGATTCCATTTTCAATGACAGAGCTTCAAATGTTTTGACTGGTCAGGGACACTTGAGTATGCTCCGAAGTTCTTTTGCGAGTCTCATAAGTGAAAGCACTACACACGGTGGAAGTAATTCACTCATCACTTTCAAAGACAACTATCCAATCGCGACACAATATGTCAACCCAATCAGGCGTATTGATCGCCTCGCTGTGACCATCAGAGATCAAGATGGTAATACAATTAAAAATTCCACTGATACAGGCGCAAACTTCTTAGTTTTTAGATTTGTGTGTAGAAAACCAAACTTGTAATTTTCTCCCTTTAAAGTAGTAATAACATGTCTTCGGGTATTGTTCAGCTTGTAGCAATTGGTGCTCAGGATGAGTTCATTATGGGTAACCCAGAGATATCGTTTTTTAGTTCGACCTTTAAACGACACTCTAATTTTTCACAATCCGTTGAAAAACAAACAATACGCGGAGATGTGAAAAATAATTCAATGTCAAGTGTTCAAATTGAGAGAGCTGGTGATCTTTTGGGATACATCTACTTAACAATTGATGATACTACACAGGCTTTAGATACTTCACGTTGGGATCTTCTCATTGATAAAATTGAGTTGCTCATTGGCGGTTCTGTGATAGATACACAAGACTCTGTCTTTACGGAAAAGATTGCGATTGATACGTTTGCTCAAAATGTATCTCGGAGCGCTATCGGTACACACCCAGGGGTTCATGCGCGATCCTATTTTTATCCACTTCGCTTTTTCTTTTGTGAAGGGCCGCAATGTGCATTGCCACTCGTAGCCCTAAATTATCATAATGTAGAGTTGCGTATTCACTGGGGTTCTCAAGCGGCAAATTACAATTTTGAAATGTATGCCAACTATTACTATCTTGACAACGAAGAGCGTGGTAATATCGCAACTCGCACCCATGACCTTCTCATCACCCAGGTGCAGAAAAATCTTCCAAGTGGCGAAACTGTACAGGACCTTATATTTAACCATCCAGTAAAGTATCTGGCATCTTCAGATACCACAACAAATGGTGCACTCACATCACCAACTAATAAAGTCAAGTTAAGCATAAATGGCGTTGAACTTGGAAATTATAGATGGGGAAAGCCACATTATATTGATGTGATGAACTATTATCATACAAACTTTGTGACTTCTCCAGATTTCTTCCTCTATTGTTTTTGCCTTATGACGAGCTCCCTTCAGCCGACCGGAACATTGAATTTTAGTAGAATTGAGTCAGCAAAGATCATGAGTGAAAGTACCCCCATTAATGACCCAATATACGCAGTCAACTATAACATAGTTCGCATTCAAAATGGGATGGCGGGTCTCCTCTACGCAAATTAATTTACTACCATATATTAAATGGTTAAGAACTTACCCTCGGTGGAAAGATCTACCAAGATTAGGTTTGGTAAACACGTACCCGACTCCAATGATCAGGAGGAAAATACCATTGTCTTCAATGCGAGTAACGTG